TATGTTATTACTATAAACGCTGTATTTAGACCATTCTCTAGATCAGTAGAATTAAAAGAAGAAAATCCTAAAAATGCATTACCAGGTAAATCAGTACATAATTATGCTGCTGGTGTTGACTTTAACGTTACAGATCCTAACGGTACAACGTTTAAAAAGAAAGAAAGAAACCCATGGATTGAACAAGGAATTGTTGCAATGGCTGAAAAATCCGGAATTAAGTGGGGTGGTACATTTTCAGGTTATGTTGATTCAGTTCATTTTTATATTCAATTTGATAGAAATGTAGCATTAACAAATGCTGAATTAGATAATCCTGGTAAACCACAAAAAGATTGGGATACACAAAATACTGAACTTGAAAACAGCCAAGTTAAAACATTTACGTATCAAGGTCGATTTGCTAAAGAAACTATCACTCCAGAAAGACGTACACTTAAAGGAGGAGATCCAGTAAGAGTTACTATTAATTATGATGATGGGGAGGGCGGTATAGCAATTGGAACAGGTTCAGCTGTAATTAAAAAAGTAGATAGAAATCAAAGTAGATATATTGATTTAGCTATTAGAAAATCAACATTATCAGCAAAAGGAGAAATAACAGATAAATTAGGGAGTTAATGTATTATCCAAAATCACAAATAATAGAAAATTTAAAAGCTAATCCAGGTGATGGATTAACTAATCCTGATAATGGTCAAGAATATGAGGGACCTTATTATAAAACATCTGATGGTAAATTTTACACAGGTAAAAACCCACAAGATCCACCAAATAGACAATTATACCAATCAGCTCCTGTAGATAAATCAAAAGATAGTGAACCATTACCAGAATCCTATTACATAATTGATGATGCTTATTTTTCTTCCATTGGAAGAGGTATAAATACACCATCCCCTAGACCACCAAAATCTTCTTATCCAAAACCAACTGAGTCAGATTATAAATTAGGTGAGTTTCAAAGGTATTTTTTATATAATATTACCAAAAAAGACTTTTTAGAAGTAGATAAAGTTGAATTTAACTTATTTAATGGTAAAAATAATCAAGTGCAATGGCAATATTATCAAGCATTACAATTAAATTGGAATTTAACAGGTAAAGAAGAAGATGTTTATATAGTAAATAAAAGAATAGTAGATTTAGTAGAATTTAGAAATAAATCTTACGGATTTACTAATTATTTTAAAAATCAATTTTCACAATATTGTTTAAAATCAAAAGTAGTAAAAGAAATAAAAGAAAATAAAGAATCGAGTGGAGGTTACTAAGTCCTTTATTATATTACGGTAAATAAAAAGGTTATATGTATTGGTTAATAGAGAAGGGCGACCAACTCGAGGTTTTATTAAATAGTGGTTATACAAAAGCTTATATAGATGTTATACCAAGTAGTCATAACGTGCACCCGGTTGAAAATACCGTAAGTTTGGTGTATATTAGACCAATTAACGCACATAAAGGTTATATGTTATGCTTATCTCATAGTGAAACTTCAAGTGTGTTAAAAACGGATATAGACCGGCTATTAAATAAATTTGAAATATTATATTGTAGAGATAAAAAAGAAATATTACACTATTTTCCGCTAAAAGCTCTTTATGACATAAACACATTCCCTAATACGTATATACCGGAATTAACTAGGGCACATGAAATATTGCACTATAAACATAAGGATAAACCTAATGTAAACGAAATGGTACCCGTAGTTAAACACTATGAATTGTGTGAAACCATTTTTGAAAATTTAAAAACGAATATTAACAATAAACCAACTAAATATGATGAATTCTTTAACAGTAGAGTATCCGTGGTATTCAACGCTCTCGAGCGAAGTGGATTACAAATACACGTACCTAGATTCGAACACCACTTTCATCCCGTTAATGGTAAACGAGTCTACAGTCAGTACAACTTAAAAACACTAACTACAAGACCATCAAATAAATACAAAGGAGTAAATTATGCAGCACTTAACAAAGAAAACGGATGTAGGAAATCTTTTATACCATCTAATGATATTCTTTATGAAATTGATATTTCTGCTTATCATCCTAGTTTGTCTTGTCGTCTCATTGATTATAATTTCCCCAGTGTGGATATACACGATCATCTTTCGAAATTATACAAGGTAAGCTATGCTAAATCAAAAGAACTAACATTCAAACAATTATACGGAGGTGTATTCCAACAATATGAGCATCTGGAATACTTTAAAAAAATAAAAGAGTATATACATAATATGTGGCTCGATTTTTATCAAGGAGCGGATATTGTGTGTCCGATTTCAAATTACGTTTATCAAAGAGATTATTATAAGGAAATGAATCCGCAAAAATTATTTAATTATTTGTTACAAAACTTGGAGACGTCAATGAATGTTCGTATACTGTGGGATATATTTAGTATATTAAGAGGTAAAAAAACAAAATTAATATTATATACATATGATTCATTTTTATTTGATTTTAGCGAAGATGAGAAGGAAATTATGGATGATATCCAAGATGTATTTAATAAATATAAATTTAACATAAAAATAAAACAAGGTTATGATTACGACTTTAGATAGGGAAATAAATACGTATAACGCGAATTATGATGTTGTAACAGACATCAAAACTATTGGAGATTTGAATAATAAACTATTCTGCACATTTACTGATATAGATAATCTGGACCCACTTTTAGAAAAAATTAAAAGTAAGTACACGATTATATACAATAAACTATTTGTTTTAGAAATAGTAGGTAAAGATGAATATGTTATTACTTATAATGTCGACCAAGGTAACGTTCATACTATCCCAGAAAATACAATTTTAGTACACAGAAAGAAGGAATCTAATACCTTGTATACTATTAATGCTTTAAATGAATTAATTAAAAAGCTTAATGGGGGTGTAGTTGATTCTACTTATCAAGTAGATTGGCAACACTATAGAAATTGTATCCTTTTAACTCAACATAACGAGTTAAATCAATTAAACACAAAGATACATAAAATAATTGAACTATAGTTTGGCTCCCCAAATTCTAGTTCGTATATTGTAGTTACATTAAAAAAAGTTATAAAATTATGGATTTATCAATGCTTAAACAGAAGTTGGACACTCTCCAACAAAAACAACCCCAAGGCCAAAAACGAGATTATAGTTTGACGTTTTGGAGACCTACTGTAGGTAAACAACAGATTAGAATTGTGCCTAGTGCTTTTAATTCTAAAAACCCATTTACGGAACTTAAGTTCTATTATGGTATTACAAATAAAGTTATGCTTTCTCCCCTAAATTATGGTGAAAAAGATCCTATAGCTTTATTCGCTAATAAACTTAGAGAAGAGTATAATAAAGAAAATTATGTTCTAGCTAAGAAGTTAGACCCTAAAACACGTATTTTCGTTCCTGTAATTGTTAGAGGTGAAGAAGATAAAGGTGTTAGATTATGGCAATTTGGAAAGTTAATTTATGAAGAATTACTTTCATTAGCTGTAGATGAAGAAATCGGTGATTATACTGATATTGTAGGTGGTAGAGATCTTACTATTGAAACAGTAGGACCTGAATCTACAGGTACACAGTATAATAAATCATCTGTTAGGGTAAGATTAAAGCAAACACCATTAAGTGATGATGCTGCTTTAGTAGAAAAATGGAAAACAGAACAACCAGATCCAAATGCTGAATTTAAGAAATTTACATTTGATGAAATGAAATCTGCATTAGAAAAATGGTTAGCGCCTGAAACTGATGAAGAAGGTAGTATCATATCAGAACCAAATGATGATTTTGAAGATACTACACAATCTGAAGGTTCTAAGTTTTCTTTAGATACTTCGAAAGCTAAACAAAATAAGACGGATCAATTTGATTCTCTATTTGATGGTAAAAAAGATGGAAAAGTTGATGATTTACCGTTTTAAACATGGCGAGAAAAAAGAAATCATTATCGGCGGCAGTCTCTAAAGAGATTCAGAGTAAATTTAACCTGAATGCTTTTAAAAATAAAAAGGGACTAGACAAAAACATCAAATTTAAGGATCAAGAATGGATTCCCCTTTCTCCTGCCTTTAGGGAAGTTACCTCTATACCTGGTATCCCTATGGGGCACATTGTTTTACTTAGAGGTCATTCGGACACAGGTAAGACAACGGCAATGATAGAAGCAGCAGTATCCGCCCAAAATAATGGGATACTGCCTGTTTTTATTATTACAGAGATGAAATGGAATTGGGAACATGCGGTTCAAATGGGATTAGATATTAACATAGAAAAAGATGAAAATGGAGAAGTTGTTAATTATGATGGTAACTTCATTTATGTTGATAGAGAAACACTTAATTCTATTGAAGACGTTGCTGGGTTTATTTTAGATTTAATGGATGAACAAAAACGAGGTAACTTACCTTATGATTTATTATTCCTATGGGATAGTATTGGTTCTGTACCTTGTGAAATGTCACTTAAATCAAATAAAAACAATAACGAATGGAATGCAGGTGCTATGTCAACTCAATTTGGAAATAATGTAAACCAAAAGGTTACATTATCAAGAAAAGAATCATCACCTTATACTAATACGTTAGTTTGTGTTAATAAAGTTTGGACATTAAAACCAGCATCACCTATGGGGCAACCTAAATTAATGAATAAAGGTGGTTATGCAATGTGGTTTGATTCAACATTTGTAGTTACATTTGGTAATGTTATGTCTGCAGGAACATCTAAAATTAAAGCAATTAAAGATGGTAAGCAGGTAGAATTTGCTAAAAGAGCTAATATACAAATTGATAAAAATCACATTAATGGTGTTACTACTAGAGGAAAAATAGTAATGACTCCTCATGGTTTTATTAATGATAACCCAAATGAACTTAAAAAATACAAAGAAGATAATGCCAAAGATTGGGCTAAGATATTAGGAGGCATGAACTTTGATGTAGTTGAAGAAGGGGAAGAAGTTCAAGATATTTCTCACTTCGAGAAAGAACCAGAATAGTAATTATGAAGCATAAAGAATTATTTAAGCTATTGGACGAAGTCCAGGAGCAAAGGGAGGAACCAACTTTGAAAAAACATGATAAAGTTCTTTTAATAGATGGATTAAATCTATTTTTTAGAAATTTTGCAATGTTAAATATGGTTAATCCCGACGGAGTTCACATTGGTGGGTTAGGTGGATTTCTTCGTAGTTTAGGTGCTTTAATAAATCAAACCCAACCAACATCTGTTTATGTAGTATTCGATGGAGCAGGTTCATCTGTTAATAGAAAGAATCTGCTCCCCGAGTACAAATCAGGTAGAGAATTACAACGAATTACTAATTGGGAAGTATTTGAAGATTTAGGTGATGAACATGATGCTAAAGTGGATCAAATAGTACGTTTAATTCAGTATTTAAAATTATTACCTATTAAAACTACTATAATAGATAAGGTAGAAGCTGATGATATTATAGCAGTGTTATCTCAAAAATTAGTTGAAAAATATAATTCTACATGTTTTATTGTATCTAGTGATAAGGATTTTGTTCAGTTAGTTACTGATAAAATTATATTATATAGACCAATGGAAAAAGAATATTATAATTCAGAAACTGTATTAGAAAAATTTGGTGTATTATCTGAGAATTTTATTTTATACAAAACATTACTAGGAGATAATTCAGATAAAATACCTGGAGTAAAAGGATTAGGTGAAAAAGGTATATTTAAAAAATTTCCTGAATTAAAAACAGAAGTATTAACATTAGAAGATATTTTTGACATATCTACTAGGAAATTTAAAGAACATGTTGTATATTCTAGGATAGTTCATGATAGAGTAAAATTAGAAAATAGTTTTAAAATCATGGATTTAAGTAAACCCATGGTTGATGCGGAACAAATAGAATATATAGATTATGTTATTGATCAAGAATTTCCTGAATTACAACCAAAATTATTTGTTCAAATTTATAATGAAGATAAATTAGGAGGAATGATTAGAAATTTAGAAATATGGTTAAACGATAAATTTTCACACTTTAAAGGTTATAAGAATTGACATTAAAATCATTAAATAATTACGGACCAGATTTTCAAATAAAGGCAATTTCATCACTGCTAACTCATAAAGAGTTTTTAACTAATATACATGATATTATTAGTGATGAATTTTTTGAAAATAATGCTCATAAGTGGGTTATTAAAGAGATACTTAAATATTATGATAAGTACCATACAACACCTACTTTAGAAACATTAAAAATTGAATTGCAAAAAGTAGATAATGATGTATTACAATTATCTATTAAAGAACAACTAAAGTTAGCCTATGTATCATCTGATGAGGATTTGAAATATGTGCAGGAGGAATTCACTAATTTTTGTAGGAACCAACAATTAAAAAAGGCATTAATGTCATCAGTTGACTTATTAAAAGCAGGAGATTTTGATGGTATTAGATACTTAGTTGATGGGGCTCTTAAAGCTGGTCAAGATAAAAACGTAGGACATGAATATAATAAAGATATCGAAGAACGTTATCGAGAAAATTCTCGTACGACTATACCTACTCCTTGGGAAAGGATTAACCAATTACTACAAGGTGGATTGGGAAATGGAGATTTTGGTCTTATTTTTGGTAATCCTGGAGGTGGTAAATCGTGGTCTCTTGTA